ATGCACCGGCTTCAACTTTTTTATCTGCCCTTTGGCGCATATTTGATAAGGCACCAGGACTGTCCACAGTTAAGCCGACAGGCCCAGTTGATCTTGGCCCACCAATGTACTGACCTGATGGGTCTTGTTTTAAATGAGCGCCCTTTTGGGCCAGCTTCATTGCTTCGTTGTAATCTGTGACGTTGTCGAATACTGTAGCGACAGAACCTTTTTTGACATTTCTTGCAGATGCTTTAGATACATTTTGAGTCATGCCAATTGGCGCAATTGCCATTGGCCCAGCCATCATCATTTCAGTTAGTTCTGACAAAGCCTTTTTGTCTGTGACTTTGGCTATATTTTTGGGATCGCCAAATGCCTTGTCATAAAGGTCTTGAAACTTTTTGTCTTTCTCTTCAATGTTCAAAAGACCTTGCTGGATTGCCCTGCCCGTACCCTGCAATTGCTGAGTGCGTCTAGGGTCTTGCATCCAGCCCAAAACATCATCAAGTAAGCCTGCCATGTTTGTTCCTTAACGATTGGCCATGCCAGTTAAATCTACGCGATACGGCTCTTGAGACGCGCCAATGGCAGCGCCAAATCCAAGCTCCTCGGCCTTTTTGCGCAATGACTTGGCCAGTGGCTCGACCTTCATCACATTTGCTTTGCCCATCATCATGGCTGCCAACTTAGGGTCAAGCATAGCCTCAACCAGCAATTGCTGAATCTGCTGGTCTGGCAATTTATACAGAAAGTCTAGCGGCCTTGTCATGGTGCGCAGTGTGGTGTTGTCAGCCATGGACTCGCTAAACACTCGGCCAATCAGATTGCCCATGCTCATGTTCTGGAATGTGTTGGAGCCTGGCGCCCTTACACCTGGTGCAGTTGCAGCTTGGCCACGATTGATCTCGCTGATGATGTTGTCTAAACGGGTCTGAGCAGCTGGCGACAATTGAGCGCCAATCTCATCAGCCTTGGCAGCCACTTGCCTGCGTAATGCTGACGCTGCCAAGACTGGCTCTTGCGTAATGACATTTGGCTGGCCAGTTGTGACTTTGGCCTCAATGCCTTGCATGATTTTCATCTGGTCAATGGCGCTCGATGATTTTTCAAACTGGCGCATATAGTCTTTAAAGCCTGGGGCTGCTGCCTCGATGACATCATCCACAGACCGGATCACTTCATTGAGCTGGCCCTTGGCCAAGCGCAAACTTGGCAGCTCTTGGTTATATTTTCCTTGGGCCGCACCAGCCAAGTCCTTGCGTACCTCGTACAGCTCTTCTGGCGTTTTGGCGCGCTTGATGCGGTCTGCTGCAAACTTCATTGCGCTTTCAACATCCTGACGCACACCCACTGGACTGGCCATCACATTGTCAATGGCCTTGTTGACCACCAAGTTAATGCCGCGCTGGAATGTCTCAGGATCAACAGTCACGCCAGCAAATGCCTCTTCACGCATTGGCGCTGTGATCCTAGCGCGCTTGGCTTCAGCGTAAGGAATAGAACCTGGTGTAAATTCATCACCAGCACGGCCACCAAGTCTTCTAAATGATTCAAGCAAAGCCTGTTGATTTGCAGACAGTACGTTGCCAAATGCACCAGACTGGTCCAGTCCACGAATTGCAGTCTCAGCCGCAGCCAGACCAGGATCACGCGCACCAGCTGCTGTCGTGACACGCACACCTGGGACAAGAGGCTGGGCCTGCTGCAAATTACGCGCTGCTTGCTCTGGGTTTGTGGCCAGTCGGTTTAAGACATTGCCAACAATAACCTCACGGCCTGTTTGCGTAAATGGCTTAACCATTGCACCAGGCGCTTCTAAGATTCTTTGTGTAGGTGAGAGCTTTGGACCACCAGGGGCGACCATGCCGGCCAGCATCGCACCGCCAACTTGGAGCGCTGGGGGCGCACCACCTTCGCGCAGCATTCCACCGGCAGTGGATGCTGTCAGTGCAGCCGCTGTCTGGGCCTTGGGACTTTGCGCAAAGAATTGGGCCAAGTCACGGGCCATGCCAGGCAGCCTTGGCGCCACTTCACCGGCAGCACGGGCAATCCCGCTTGTGCCATAGCCGGCAGTGGCCACATCTTGGATGACGCGCTCTTGGGGCGTTCTGGCCTCTGGAAACCCAATGCCTGTCAATGTCTTTTCAACCGCCTGGCTTTGTGTTGGGATATTTGTCCCAGCAGCCAAGTTAAAGAAGTTAACCATGGGATCAACGACCATGGGCAGCAGGCCACCCGCAGTCAATGTCGCTTGAGCCATGGGGCGAACAGCCATTCCTACTTGTCGGCCCAGTGTGTCTGGTGGCATTGCTGGTGCAGCAGCTGGAGGCGGCATTGTTCTAAGCACCTCGGCAATCTCTTCTTTGGTCATGTCATCAGGAAAGCCAACACGCCCAACACCAATAACATTTACATATTGCGTCATAGCTTCACCTTACTGATTAACGTATGTTTTCTTAACTGGGTCCCATACTAGCTCACCCGTAGTTCCAGCAGTTGATGCCGCTGGCAATTTACGTTTGTAAGTTGACGAAAGGTTTCCTTCAGCGCGTGCAGCCATGTCTTCAAGCACTTTGATTTGCTCCATCATTGCAGCGCGTGAAGTAAACATTCCAGAAAACGATGCCGGGTTTGTCAGTTGCTCACTGATGATGCCCATATCTGGACCAGTCAATGCGCCAAGCTCGTACAAGTCTTTAACACCCATCAGCAGAGACTGGTATTTGCCGCGTAGTCTTGCAGTATCTGAGCCTGTTGGCAATGGAATCTTTGCACCAAATGGCAATGGCACTTCTGATGGGAAAACAACCTTGTCAGATTCAATCTCTGTTTTGTATGCGGAGATATTGCCCTTCAAGTTGTTGAGCTTTCTACTAGCTTCTGAGAACGCAGCAGGCGCTTCTTTGCCTGGCATCAGTTGCTGGCCAGCAGCAGCCATGACTGGCATTGCAGCACCGCCTGGTGCTTTGGGAACGTAAACAAAACCTTCTGGTCCTTCTTTGATGTCGTAAGCACTACGGGCAAATTCCTGTTGACGCAAGCCAAGACCACCTTGGGCCACGGCCAGATTTCCTCTGGCAATACCAAGGTTGGCAATCTCTGCTGGAGTCATTGTCTGGGCAAATGTTTCGCCACCTTTGAGCTTTGACTTGTCAATGGCCACAGTTTGACCGCCTTGGTTTTGCAAAACAACATCACGCTTTGGACCATAGCCTTGCATGGTCTTAACGCTGCCGTCTTTGTATTGCTGGACCAAAATTGGGTTGCCTTTGGTGTCGGTCACTTCAATGGGCTGCCCAACTATTTCTGGTCTTGGGTTAAGTTTCTCAGACATTTCTTGGAATCGCTTGGCATCTTCGGACCTACCTTGAGACGCATAAATATCTGCAATCTGCTGATACTGGCCAGCCTTGAGTTCGTTGGCGCTTGGCGGCTGAATGCTTGCAGCCAGTTCGGCACGGGCGACTTTTGGACCAAATGGGCCAGCCTCAGAAACAGGCGCTCTTAAAGCCTGCTGCTCTGGAGTCAGTACAGTTGGTGGCTTGGTCAAAACACCAGCGACTTGAGTTTGTAAGTCTCTAGCGCGTTGGCCTTCTTTCAGCTTCTCACCCAAAAGCATTTGCTGGAATGCGTTTGTTGTGCCTTTCTCATAAGCACCTTGGCCGGCCTCAAGGGCAGAGCCAAGCGCCTGGCCAAGACCAATACGCTGTGGGCTTCGGCCACTGGCTTTGAGCAAGGCAGCAGCTGCCGCCATGGTGGACTGAAAACCCAACTGCTCACGCTGCTTGGCTGTCAGTAGTTTTTCAAGCTCACTATCATTACCACCACCACCAAACAAATTGCCCAGTAGTCCATCAAAATTAAATTCAGCCATTTTGCTTCCTTAACTAAACGCGCCAAGAATACCGCCAGCAATAGCACCATAAGGTCCAGCTATTTTTGACCCAGCCAATGCACCACCAAGAGCGCCAGAGACTGGGTTTTGACTGTATGGAGTCTGAGTGACCATGCCCAAATTGGCCGGCTGCGCACCCAAACTTGTTTGCACCACACCAAGGCGCTGCAAACCAATGTTGCGAATCGCATCCATTTGTTGCTGGTCCAATGCTTGACGCGCACCACCAGCACCCATGACAGCTTGAGCGCCACCAAGACGCAATGCTTGTTGTTGGGCAGCAAGACTTCCAAGAGTACCAGCTGCCCCAGTACGCAATTGCGCACCTTGCAAGCCTGCTTGCTGATTGGCAATGTCGGCTGCTGACATCCGATTGATGTCAGCCTGCTGCATGGCCATTGCCTGGTTGAATGCTTGTTCGTTCAGCTGAGTGCCAAGAGTGCCTGCCTGCTTGGCAAAGCCAAGATTGGTCAAGCTCTCGGCCACACCTTGGCGTGATCCACCAAAAGCCTTGGCAGCGTTGGCACGCTCACCCATCTGCTGGATAGCAGTCTGGCGTGAAGACTCAAGGTCAGCCAATGCGTTCTTGCGCACCATCTCTGAATAGGGATTCATGTAACTGCCAATTGAGCCTGGGCCAGTCAATCCCAAATTGGTCTGCTGCGCTGTGATGCCTTGGGGCTGATAGACACCACCATAAGCGGCCATCTGCGCGGCCAAGTCAGTGCCACTGATGCCTGGGCCAGCAAGGCCCGTGTTGACCAGAGCCTCCTCGCCTGCCTGGTACATGGGGTTGTACCCTGCAAACTGCTGGACCGGCAATGCACCAGCAACCCCTTGGGCCTGCTGAAAGTTGGCCAAGAATGCTTCCTTGATCTGAGGATCAATGGAGCTTGTTGATGTAGTTGTTCCACCTTTTGACATATCGCCACCTTATCCGAGTAAAGATTTCATTTTCTTGGCAGGCACTTTGCCTTCGTTGATCATGTCCAGAAGTCCACGGCCATACTTATTGACTGAAGACTTCCTGATCACATATTCGCCACGATCTAAATATCCAGCACCATCATCTGGTCCAGGGGGGTTCATACCAAACAGGCCATCGACTATGCCGCCTTTGTTGTAAATACCACTGACACTTTCACCCGTTTCACCAGAGACACTGACAGATTCACCAGTGACAGCAGCAGCGGCATTCGCGGCATTAGCAGCCGCAGTTGCAGCAGCTGTGGCAGCCGCAGCATCACCAGCCGCATCACTACCACCAGCCACTTCCACTGGCTTGTTAGCAGCGGCATCAGCATCAGCTTTGGCCTTGGCCGCATTGGCTGCAAGAATCTGGTCATAAAGACCAGGGTTATAGCCACCCATTGGAGTACCAGCGACAAAAGTCGCATAAGGATTGCCAACTGGTCGCATCTGGTCCATGACCTGAGAGTATGGGGAATTCGCTATTTCATATCTTGACTGCACACCAGCCACTGGCACACCCGTGGCACGCGCCACATCGGTTGGGCTGATGCCGTATTTGTCCATTTCTTTTCTGAGTTGGACATCACTTAAACTTCTGTTTTTGTCAACAAAGTCAAAAATGTTTTTGTCAATCTGCGCTTGAGTCATTCCATTATTCAAGCCCCAAGTCAATGCAGCAGATTGTCCTGTCGGTGATTGTTGTTGTTGACCACCCATCACATTGGGGTTGTACTGCATCCCAATTGGAATGGATGTGTAATTTCTAAAGTTTTGCTCAAAGCCTTGAGTGGCATTGGCAAATGGCAATGTGCCAGCAATACTGGTCGCACCAGTTGGCATGGGGGTAGTAAGCAAGCCTGGAGGTTGAGTAGTCACGGGTGGTTTTGTAACTATCGGAGGTTTTGTAACGATTGGTGGCTGAGTAATTATTGGGGGCTGAGTAATTATTGGGGGCTGAACCACACCAGTCTTTGCTGCGTTATATCTGGCCAAAACACCCGCATAGTCAACACCGGTGGCACGGGCCACATCATTGGCATTAAATCCAAGACGATCCATTTCGGCAGCCAACTGGACATCATTCAGTCCACGATTGTTGGCAACAAAGTCAAAAATGTTTTTGTCAATCTGGGCTTGGGTCATGTTGTTGTTTAACCCGTATGTCATCCCCACAGACTGCGCGACATCAGTTGGTGCGACATAAGCGCCAGTGCCAGTGGCCGCATTGAATCTTGACTGGACACCCGCCAATGGCACACCAGTAGCATTTGCCACATCTTCTGGACTCACGCCAAGTCGTGTCATTTCAGCTTTTAACTGGACATCATTCAAGCCACGATTATTCGCAACATAATCAAAAATGTTTTTGTAATACTGCTCTTGGGTCATCCCGTTGTTGAGCGCGTAATTAAGAGCTGCTGAAGTTGCCATATGTATCCCCTAAAGTTCCTTTGCCATTACAGTCCATTGTGGACTGTAACCTTCGTCTTTCAAAAATGTCTTTGACCAGCCTCTACGGCCTGCCAAGGTCACTCTGGTGCAACCAATTGACTTGCCCCAGGATTCGATCAATGGTCGCATCCGTGAGAGTTCATCTAGGTCGCCACCAGCCAGAAAATAGTGCAAATTCTTTAGCTGCGGGTAGACAATGATCTCTGTCAACACCACCGAGTCCTTGGCCGGCCACAGCTGCAATCTGTGATCCTGGACCATCTCAGCGACATCGTCAAAATTATGTGTGCCTCCAGAGTATTCTAAGGCAGCCTCCACATGGTGGCGCAGCCTGTCCAATTGTTCTTGGTCGCTCATCGCTTTCCACTTGGGACTGCATCGAGCCTAAAGATGCCCACCCGCCAGTCAGCCAATACCGCACCAGTCACCTTCATGTTGACTTGACGCGCTGCAAAGCGCACATCAGTAGGGTTGGCTGCCGTGTATGGTCCAAATGTGGATTGTGTTCCTGTGGGGTAATTGCGTGTTTTGAATGAAACCACCGCCTCACCCAAAGTCTGCTCGTCTGGCACAACTTGCCGCACAGACATGATGTTGTCGCCATTGCCCAATTGCACTGGACCAGACTCAGCGTAGACGCTGGCGCTGTCATAAGCAAAGCCGACCTCATGCTCATAGATGTACCCGTCTGTGGACACGGCCATGGGGTTGGTAAACACTCCGGCATCAGTGCCAGCAGTACGGGCCAATGTGCCTATGTTCCAGTGGTTTTCTCTGTAGTTGAAAGTGACATAGCTGTCATTCTCATTGCTTCCACTGCTTGGGTAGTGCCACCAGATTTCACCAAATTTACTGTTATGGACAGAGTAGACCTTGGATGCCTGGTTAAAGTTGATATTGCCAAAGACATAGTCAGACACATCGCTTGGCAGTGGCTTGACGTATCCGTCATAAATCCAAAAGCCAGATTTGCTCATCCAAATGGCAGCAGTGTCAATGGCCGCCACTGCTTGGGCTGAAATGAGACCGCAGCCGCTTCCGGCCTTCTCAAAGCCATAGACAAATGGAGCGCCAACATACTGGGCCGTATGGACATCGACATCTGTAAACAATAGATTGATGCCCTTGACCCTCTTGCCAGCGATCAATGTGCCAGGCGTTGCCAGTTCATAGTCACCCGCTTGGTTTGTTGTTGCCGGTGTCCAGACTGTATTGTCCTCTTGGTCAGACCACTGCACCTTGCGCGGGTTGCCACCAGCACCAAGGGCAAACATGATGCGCTCGGCAGTCACCAATACCGCCTTATTGCCCGTAGGCGCGTTGGTAATCACCGCAGCCAATGTGGGTGTCGTGAAACCCAATTGCCACTCGTAGAGCTTTCCATCGGCATTGGAACAGGCAATTAAATACTCACCCCAAGTGTCCATGGACCATGTGGTGGCCGGTGTGATTGATCCCAAATCAGGTCTGGCCACACCATAACCAAATGAGCCATAGTCACTGTATCCATAGCCGGTCTTGACAATGGCATCAGCGCTGCCAGTTGTAAAGCTGGTTGGCGTAATGTCTTTGAGTGTTCCAGCCTCATTCATGGCGTAGAGCTTGGACTGTGTGCCTGCTGCAATCCAGCGCAAAGCGCTGTTATCGCGCCAGGTGATGAAGCCTCTGCACAGACCCGTCATCTGGCCAGTCGCACGTTTTCTCCAGCCACCCATGGGGCGCAAAGTGTTCTCGTACCAGCGCACAAGGTTTGCGTCATACCATCGGCCTGCCGCTTGGTATTCTGTGCCGTTTCTGTAGATGCCTGGTGGTAATTTGAGTGGTATGTGCATGATGGCAATTATGTTGGTTTGTTTGAGACAAAGCTCATTGTGACAATGGCTGATGGGACTGCTGGCCGTGTTGGGCTTGTTCCAGCAGCGTATTGCTCAATTTGAACACCAACATCTGTCACGCGCCACATTATCTCAACATAGTCATTGGCATTCAAGCTCACAAAGAAATTCAAGGCTGCAATGGTGTGGTATGGATCGCCAACACCTTTTCTAGGTGCAAAGCCAAATCTGCTGTTTGAGTTGTCAATGTTTGTGCCATTCTTTCTAAACCAAACATCCACATCCTGAGATGAGTTGGTGGTGTTTGTGAATTGAATGGAAAACTGCAAGTTCCAAATGCCAGATTCAGAGACAGTGATCCGAGAACCACTGGCAATCGTCACGCCATTGGAAAAGTCTGTCGTGTTGAATGTGATGGCATAGGCAGCCGTGGTGCTTGCAGCCGTCTGGTCTGTCGAGTCTTGAAAAGCCCCATAGGGGTTATTCATAAACTTACCGCCCCTTGGTCCAAACAGTGAGCCAAGGATAGTGGTCAGCTTTCTAAAGTACCCATTCAAAGAGCCATAGTTCTCATTAAAGTGCCTGCGCTCATACCCTTCTGGGGGGAAGCCCAGACTGGGTATCGATGGGGTCTCTAATTGCTGCTTTGTGGTCATGGCCAATTATGTCAGGACAGACAGCGCATGGTTGATGTGTTTGATCCGGTCATCGAGGCCAATAAAGCCGCCATTGATCTTTTTGGTCATGGTCCGATAGTCTTGGGAATCTGCATACTGGTTGAGCTTGTGGGTGTCCCAAAACCAGCCGGCAGTCAGCGCTGCATACTGGGGCGTGGCCACCAGCTCGGGCTGCATGATCAGGTCCACGCCAAGCGCCTTGCCTGCATGGTGGTAGTTGGCTGATCCTGTTAGCTGGATGCACCCACGGCCTCGAAAACGATACCCATCACCACTGGCCTCATCCCTGTTGCCCATGCGTGAGCTGTAGACAGTGTTGGCAATCAGTTTGGGGTTTCTGGCACACATCTGGGCCTTGGCCGCATCAAAACGCTTGGGCCAGAGCTTTTGCAGTGCCTCTGCCCTGTAATTCAAGTTCTCTTCCAAGATTCTGAAGTTGCCGCACTCATGGCCGCACTGGCCAATAAAGGCAGCCTGACGCAGAGGCGTTGAAATATCAAAGCGCTGGAAAGTCTCGTTGAGCGCATTGACCCACTCTGGGCCAATGTGCAGCTGGGCCAGTTGTGCTTCATTGACCATTGACAAGTCTCCTCACTTCTTCGTAGGCGCTGGCGCAGGCGTTGAGCTTGGTGATGGCTTTGTCTCCTTCGGCTGCGATGTCGATAAGAGCTGCAATAACTTCTCGCTCAGATTCGGTTTGAGGGGGATCGCTGGGTTGTGGATTTCCAGTGGCAGGGGTGGCACTTGCATTGGCTTGTGGACAACTTGGGGCTGGGAGGCGCAGCCGGCCAGTGCGAGCAAGCTCATGCATAGCAGACTGTTTCTTGACAATATCATCTTGGGCCTTTCTGAGTTTCGTTTCCTGATCTTGCAGCTTCTCGCCAAGTTCTTTCTCTTTGGCTCTGGCTTCATCATTCTTTTGGGCAATGGCAATCTTCATGTCATTGTCTCGCTCCAGCCACCCATAGTGGTGGCCCACTCGGTATGAGCCGAATAGCGAGACCAAGACACCAACAATGAGCCAGGGTAAGGGTATTGGCAGCATTATTCTGACTCCTGTCTGGCAGCTGCCAGTTGAATGCGCTCATGGTCATCCTCAAGATGGTCCGGTGGCGTGTCTGGTGGTGGACCAGGTGTCCAGCTCTCATCAAGCTCTGGATTGGTCCAAGTTGGCATAGCGCCAAATGGCTGGCTTGGGATGCCGTTGGTCTTTGCGTTAAAGCCGTGATTGTTGCTGTAGCCGTATTGCTGGCCATAGCCTTGCATGGGCTGGCACATTGGCTGGCCCATGGACTGCTGGCCACCAAAAGCCTTGGCAGCAGACCCCACAGCCTTCTTGCCCATCACCGCACCAATGCCGCCAACAATGAGCAAGACAATGTCGTTCAGCATCTTGGTATATGCCTGGTCAATCGGGGCCATGGACTTGATGGGCTGAGTCACAAAGGTCACAGAGTACAAAAGCGCCACCACAATGAAGCAAAGAATGCAAGTGACCGCAATGACCACAAAGCCCCAGACTCTGACCTCGATCTCGTCAGGGGTTAGATTTTGCTTCTGGCTGCTGAGTTGCATTGACTTGTTTCTCCAAGATGGGTGCGACCAGGTACTCTGGACACTGCTGGGTGAATAGACACTTTGGCTTTTGGCACTCTGGTGCGTGGAAATGGTCAGGATTCTGGCACTTGTACCGATAGCGGTCTTCGCAGCCAGTCAGCAGTAACAGAAGCAATAAATATCTCATTTGCCTAATCCTACTCTGCCTAACAGTAAATTGACAATTTTGTCAGATAAATCATCTGGCAAAAACTTTAGAAAACCAAGAAACCACAGCGCCACAAGACCATAAATTACGATCTTGAGCGCCAAGTCAAAGGTCTTCTGATACTCATTCACCGACCACACCTTCTAGTGGTTGCACAAAAGTCCATCAACTCGTTGATGCCGATGGCCACCAGGAACAAGACAAAAGCGCAGCCGCCAATGATCATGGCCAGCTCGTTCATCTCTTGCTCTTTCTTTTTTGCCGCCTTCTCTGCCTTTTCTAAAGACCTCAGTTCTCTTGCGTCATCGATGTCCATCTGGGCTTGACGCTCTTTGATCTTGTTCCAGACATCAATCTTTCCAGACTGCATGAAGAGCATTTTTAGCTCTTCCTCAAATGCTCTGGCTTGCTCCAGCGCCATCTCAATCTGGAGAGCCTGGCCCATGTTTGAGCTTTTTTTGTTTTTCTTGGCATCGAGCAGGGCTTTGGTACATTGGCTCTTGGCATCGAACATCTTGCCCAGCATTGGGGCTAATGAACCCAGATCATTGGCCACCTTGCTGGCCTTCTTGACCATGCTGATGGCGCTTTGCAGACCTTCTAATGCACTCAGTGGATCAATGGGAATCATACGACCTCTGGCAAGTTGTAATACTGCTTTTCGCCTGCTTTTCTAGCTGCTATTGCATCTTCTAAGTTTTTATAAAAACCAAGCCATTTATTTTTCTTGTTTACTTTGACATATACAGTCCAGCATTTATGGCTCTTAATCCATGACACGCCTATGTGGCCACTTTTATTGTGGCTTGGCAATGAAATGTTTTGACAATTATCAGTTCTGTTTACAGCACGAAGATTGCAAAGTCTATTGTCATTCCTAATCCTATTTTTATGGTCAATGTCTTGCTCTGGAAAACTTCCATAAACATAAAGCCACGCAAGTCGATGCGTTAAATAAGACTTTCCATGTATTTTGGCAGTGTAATAACCATGACCATTAGGCGCTTTTGCTTCTTGCCAAGGCTTAACATTGCGACCATTACCATTTCTCCAAAGTAGTATTCCACTTTGGGCATCATAGTAAAACAACCTTTTGACTGTTTCTTGATCGATCATTTCCGTTCTACCTTTTCCCACTTGATGCAGACAACCCTTCGATTGTAGACATCACCGGTCCATGTCCACTTGACGCATCTGTACTCAATGGCCGCTAATAGGACCAGAGCATAAATCATGGCCAAAACAAAATGATGACAAAAAAAGACCATGCAATGGTCAGAACAAGCAAGGCCGCAGCAATGATTGCCACGGCCCAGTCCCTCATAGCCCGAATATCTTCTTGATGAATTCGGCAGCCACACCTGGTCCAAACAACACGCAAAGAATCACCCCATACAAAAGGTATTCAATCTTTGTCATGCGCTTGTCCCCATCGCGCAGTGACCGATCAATGTTGTTGTATCTCTCTAAACAGATCGCTTCATGCACTGAAAGCCTTTTGTCAATGTCGGCATCCATGGTCATTGCACAGTTGATTCGTCTTTTGGCACTTGCGCTTCAGCCTGGTCCTTGATCTTCAAAATCAAAGGCCACACACCAGACTTGGCGGGCATTTCACCCAAAACATTCAAAATGAATTGGACTTCGTTTGGGTCTAGTTCTAATTTCATGTTTTTACCAAGGTGTACCAGAAGCAGTTACTGGTGCTTTCTGCAAAGCAATCTGAGCCGCCAGAGCATCTTCTGTGGCTTGTTTGTCAACACCATTAGCCCATACCCATCCAAGCACTGTGGCTTGTGTCAGGTCTGCATAAGGCGTGTTGACTGTGCCATCTGACCATGAGCAAGTTGAGTAAATGGATGCTGAGTAATCACCATCTACTGCATTGCACTGCCAGTGGGCGGTAGTTACAAAGCCATTAGCTGTGTTGCGGTCTAGTTGTGAGATTGTCCAAGTTACTGACATGATATTTTCCTTTTAAAGATTAGCGGCATCAAGTCGTGCCTTGAGTGATTCAATAATTGCTTGTTGTTCTTGGATTGCTTTAAATGCAAGTGAAACCATTTGCCCATAAGCCAAAGCGTCTGGGCTTCCATCTTCTGCGTACTGAACAAACTCTGTCAGTCCTGCTTCATGGACTTCTTCGGCAATTAAACCGCCAAATACTGTATCACCATCATTTTTACCTTTATAGGTGACAGAACGCAAGGCCATCACTTGAGCAATACCATGTGTTGCGTCTTGAACATCAGTTTTGTATTTCAATGATGATGTTGACCTACGCAATTCACCATTAGAACCAACCCAAAGATTTGCGGCAGAAGCAGTTGTTAGGTTGTATGGAGAATTTACCCCGCCACCTGTTTGCATATAGCCGTCATTACGGGCAAAAAATAACACAGTATCAGCCGAATCATGTACTCTAATTGCATAGTTTGAGGATGATGTATCTGCGCCTTTTGAGAACAATCTTGAACTTGTTGATGACGTTGCGCCAACACATAAATCTCCAGCCGCTGTCAATGTGAGTGCTTGGGTAAAGGTGATAGCGTTTCCTGCTGTGCCTGATGCGGCTGTGTACCAGAAATGCTGACCAGTTGCTTGCGTGTATCTTGATGCAAAATCAGTATATGGATAGCGATATACAGCGGAAGAATCAAGATAAAAATTAGCCCCGATACTCATATTTGGGCCATTTGTCCGACCCTCAAGTATTGCACCTTGTCCTATTTGTAATGCTCGAACTGTGCTGAATTGAGCACTCGGTGTAACACCAAGACCTAGATTGCCTGCGCTGTCTAGTTGGAAATTACCTTGCGCACCTGAGTACAAATACAATGTGTCTGTTGTGTGCTGATAATCAATGCCACCACGATATGACTGATTGCCTGTCTTTCCATCAGCAAACCAAATTGAGCCATTTCTATTTGATGCACTAGCGATGGTTATGCCATTGTTATAATCGGTGCTTGTATCTATGACTAATTTGTTTGCCAAATATCCTGTAGGCGAACTCGTCCCAATACCCAGACCTGTCGAGGTGACACGGGTAATCTCAGAAAACCCTATTTCAGTAGTTATGTTTGAGTTAGCGTTGATGCGAAGCGCACCACCACCACAACTCATCAATGTGCTACCTTGATTGGTGTACATATTAAATCGCTGAATTCCACCTTGTACAAAATCAAGATTTGCGTAATCGCTTGCTGTGTTATTTGCAGTAGCAACTCGTAATGATGCAGATGTTCCAGAAGAATAAGCATCTACTGTGGCTGTAGGAGAACGACCAACACCTAATTGACTACCATCAAAAGTAAGCGCAGAGCCACTTGTCAGAACCTTTGAGCCGTTTAGGTAAGTAACTCCGTTTGCTGTGCCTCCAGAGAGGGTTAGATTGCCGGATAAGGTTGCAGCTGCTGCGGCAACAGTTCCTGTCAGTGTCGGAGAGGCAGACAACACATTGCTGCCAGTTCCAGTGCTTGTGCCAACACCCGTGCCACCCTTCGTCACTTTTAGCAATGGGCCTGCATCAAACAATGCGTCAATGGTGTCCAGATCGGTGTTGATCTTTGTTCCCCAGGTGTCAGTGGATGCACCGACTTCGGGTTTTGTAAGTAGTAGGTTGGTCGTTGTGGAGTCAGCCATATTTCACCTCATGCGGCAATTTGCCAGGATTCGCTATTATCCGCAATTGGAGACCAAGATTCACTGGTGTCATCAATTGCGGCCCATGTTTCTGATGTGTCTGTGATCGGTGTCCAGGTCTCTGCATTGTCAGAGATTGCATCCCAAGTTTCTGCCGTATCAGACTCTGCCACCCATTTTAGATTGCCGGCAATCGTCATAGATGACTGGCAAGTGAAATCAATTGCACTGGTTTGTGTTCGCGTGCTATTGACTGTCATGCCAGACTCGGCTGCCATCAGCACCGATCCGCGCAGCACCACAGTGGTGGCCACAGTCATCACGGCAAAGTCTTCAATCAGGATTTGAATGAGTGGGACTCTGACAGCTGCCACCGACATGGTGCTGGTATCGACTGAGGCAAATGCACCAATAGCCACCCTGGTGGCCGCAAAGCTGGCGCTAGAGCTTGCCGTGAGTGTCGATGCACCTATGGCATACCGCACCGCATTGGCGGCCATGGTGCTGGCGCTGGTGGCCGTGGCCGATGCGACTGCGACTCTTTGCGCAGCAGCTGTCGCACTGCTAGATGCTGAAACCGAAAATGATGCTGTCTTGACGACATTGGCCGCGACTGTCTCTGTACTGGTGCTAGAAACAGAAAACGCACCTATGCAGATGCGTCTTGCGTTGAATGCAGCCGTGCTGGTGGCCGCGAAAGTAACCGCCCCAAGGCTTACGCCATAGGAATACTTTCCTTGTCCATACGGGCCAAGACCATAGGCTGCCATGTCATGTCAATGTGACATCAAGGTCGCCAGCTGGGATGCGCAGCACATCGCCATCATTGATGGTGCGTGCAGTTGTTAGCGCTGCCCAGGCTAATAGATTGCCGCCAGTAGATGCATCAAAGATGCCTGCCCAGCCAATTGATCCCCAGTTACCGCCAGAAGCAGCTGCAAACTCGATGGCCGCTGCATTGGTTGCGTTTGTGGGGATTGTGCCGGAGACAGTGATCGTGCCAGTCACCACTCGCGCATAGGCGCTGCCAGACACTTCAGTGCCGCCACCCGTGTCACTGGGTGCAGCCGTGAAGAGGCCAACATACCAAGCCGTGGGGCGTGTGGCAGAGCCTGTGGTCAGCAGCCAAGTTAAAACTAGGTTTTCGGTGTAATCGGTAAATGATGACATGGTCTAGTCCTTATCCAAAAGTCTTTGCACGGGTGAGCAATGCACCACCAGAAGATGCACTGCGATCATCGGCAGTTTGTGAATCGTTCAAGGCTCGCTCATAGAGTGTTGCCCATGTCTGGATTCTCGCATCATCTTGCAAGTATGGTGCAGCCTGCAAGAGCGCTCCATACAGATAAATGTCGGGGTTTGATGTCAAAAGCCAGTTGGTCGTGTTGCTAGTTGATAACTTTGACAACTTTGCGTAATAGGTCAGCTCTGTCGTGTAGTTACTGTCTGGCAATGGGACTAGTCGAAACTGGCCACCAACAATGCCAAAGAATTTAGGCTTGCCACTGCCAGTGTATTTTGCGGCCTCATTGTCCAAGGCATCAATGCTCAAGAATGACAATGGTGTCTCAGGGTTTGTGCTTGTGAGCTTGAGGGATTTAGTCTCTAAAAAGTCAGCAGGCACTGCACCATATTGCGCATCAAAAGACGCATTGGCCCTGACAATCATCTGCCTGGTGCGCAGTGTACGTTCCACTTGCGCTTCGGCCAGCGAGATAAAGTCAGGAATGACAGAAGTCAGGTCCGACCGGTTAAGCCAGTCACCAATGGATGTCTTCAGTTCTGCGTATGTAGTCAGTGCCATTATTGGGCCTCTTTTTCCATTTCCTCTTTCACAATCCAAGTGTGTTCATGGCGAAACTCAAACGTGCCAATGTGGCCAATTTCCTTTGAGACATCATGGTCGATGTAGACTTTGTAGCCAAGCTCTTGCGCTTTCTTACAAAAGAACACATCCTCTCCCATGTAGCCTCTGGTGGTCTGCCACGGCATATCAAACCATGGCTCACTCATGCCCTCAAACACCTCGCGCTTGATCAGCATTATGCCCGTTCCAATGCTTCCCACCTCTTCGATTCCAGTGGATTCTGGCATGGTGTAGACCGCCTGGCGCTTGCCTTCAGCGTCATAGTTCTGGGCCGTTGGGCCAGTTGGCATTCTGCGTCTGGCACAGTTGGCGGCCACAATCTCTTTGTCGTGCTTCAAGAGCCGCTGGACCATGTCCTGTGGAAAGGTCATATCGCTGTCAATGAAGAGAATGTGTGTGCAGCCCTCTTTCATGGCATCCAAGCAAAGGTCAGCCCTTTGGTTTTGGATGATCGTGCCTTGCATCAATTTCAGACTAATTGCATCTGTCGTGTTGAGTGTGTGATAAGCCACCATGTTCACCATGCAGTAGGTGTAGTTGGTGTGGACCTGATCACGGGCCGGTGTGCAAACAGCAATGTAGTTCATACTTTCCCAGGGCGAGTTCTAAAAAATTGATTGTCGGAGTCGTTGAGCCAGCGTTTCATATATTCTTGGTCATCGATCTTGCCCTCGGCCTTCATCTTGTAATAAAGGGATTCGGGGATGGATGCCACCAAGTGCCACTCACCGGTCCAGTTGGCTTTCTCGTCTGTAGCGTTATAGATGGCTTTGTTGGCCTCAATCACCGCTGTCACATCTTGCTGGGTCTCAATGGTCACATCGCCAGTCTCTGGGTTTTCATGCCAGATTCGTTTGATGCCTTGATCTTTGTTTTCGCTAAATAGTCTTTTGTGAATCATGTTAAAAAAAGGGCCAAGTTTCCCTGGCCCTTTCCGTTTACCTTCGATTAAGAAGTGATCAAGTCAGCGGCCAAACCATGGGCCAACTCAGAAGTCACCTTGTGACCCCACTCAACGATCAGCATACGCTTTTCAGCATCGCCAGTCTTGGCCAATTCAACTTGCTGATAAGGGCGCAGCATAGTCATTTTGGCGTAGTCAGGATCAATGACCCATGCATCGCGCTCACGCTGGAAGCGGTTGGCGATAACTTGGACATTGCCAAAGTCAGACACATAGATGTCAACAGCGCCAACCAAAGTGGCAGGCTTTGCACCACCATCAATGTTGAAGCGGCTGGAAGCGATACCAGAGAAACCTGACACGCGCTGCTTGTTAACAGGGCCGCACATCAAAATCTTAGGTGTACCACCTTGTGACCACACTTTTTGAATCACATTCTTGAGAATGGTTTCAGTGAATGTGCGCACGTTGCCATCTGTACGGGCACTGTTTGGCAGTGTTGTGTAAGATGGATCAGTACCATTGGTCTGCTTGTCTGTGTTCGTTTTGATATACGCACCCAAAGAAGCAGTCACACGGGCAGTGGTGGAATCACCAGCGACAGCAATGCCACCATTCAACATCACGAATTCTTGGTCGCGACGTAATTCAGCGCCACGCTTGGCAATTTGGTAGGCCAATTCTGAGCGCCTGCCTGCCTTGTTGACCACTTCTTCAGTGGCTGACAAGATGATTGTCTTGCGTGAAATCTGGCAATAGTTTTGCATACGCACAGTAGCAGTCACCGCATCAAAAGATGCGACATCATCGCCCTCAAGCTGGGCATTTGCAGCCGCACTTGCAAGAGTATCAGTCTGATACTCAAACAAAGCATTGGACACGTTCTCACGGCCAATGTTTGAAGCATATGGAGTTTCCTCTGGTGCTATATTTGTGATGATATTGCTCAAATCTTCCCGAATACCCTTGGCTGAATAGCTCAAGAATGTGTTACTTACGATAGCCATAATTTCCTCATTTCAATAAATGTTCAATTGCAGAAGCCGCATCATCGATGCGACCAGTTTTTGCAAGACGCTGCTTTGCTCGCACACTCTCAGTTGTTGTCGAAACCCGACCAGCTGCACCAGGCTTGGCTGTTCGTGGGCCATTGTTCACCACAGGCTTAATGCCTTGGCGTTTACTTACCATCTGGTCAAACAGTGCCGCTTTACGCAGCAACAGGACCAGTCGGTGGTCGTAAACGCTCTTCAAGTCTTCATCAGAAAAGCCTGCTGCCTTTGCAGACTCAATCACCAGCGCCTTTTCGGCCTTTGCCTTCTTGGGGTCTTTCCAATCTGGCAAGGCTGCCAATAGAGCTTCTTGCTGGCTGGCAAGTTGGGCTTCCATGGCACGCTGCTGTTCATGTTGGGAAACTTGATAAAGCCGCTGCTGTTCAGACTGAATAGCACCTAATTTCTCTTGTCGCTCCCGCATGACTTCCTTTTGCCTCACCCATTCGATCGGGTCTTCGTGATAAAGACGTTCCAGATCGACTTGAGGCTCTGAAGACTGAAGTTGGGCTTGCAATGCTCCCAACAATTGAGCGTATTGCTCACGCTCGGCCCGTACTGCCTGCGTTTCTTGCTCGACTTGCTTTCGCACTTCGGCAATCTGCTGCGTTTTACGGGTGTAGTCCTGAGTTCTGGAGTAGCCCTTCTGGAGTTCGTCTAGCGTGACAGAAACTTCCTTGCCGTCTACTTTGACAGTGAAAGTCTGTGGCTGTTCTTGCTCTTCTTGCTCTTCCTCTTCTTCGGACTGTTCCTCTGAAGAATCTTCATCTGGCGCGTCTTCCACACCAGAGTCATCATCCTCAGAAGCCGCTGCCTCTAAATCCTCTTCGGACTCTTCGGCTGGCTGCGTCTCGTCAAGTTCTGCTTGTCCCTTTTCGGGGGCTAACATTGCCGAGATAGCATTGGTCGCATCGACCATGTTCATTGCTTGTATTTCTGCCATAGTATTTTCTTAAATTAGATTTTTCTGTGATTTGACGATAGCGTTTTGGGCAATCTTGCCGTTGTCCATGATCTTGATCAACTCTTGCCTCAGACCATCAATAGCCTGCAACATACACCACGCTGTCTCTCGCTTCACAGACTCTTCGGGTTTCGAGGATCGAAATGCCCAAAGTTGGTCGTTTTCCAATTTTGCAATTGCAGTGTTGAGGGTTTCATCCTCAAGCAGCTGCTTGGCCTTTCGGCCTTTATTTACCTGGTCTTCATTTGTCACTTACTGTGCCATTCCTTGAAAGGTTGATGGGGGCATCATCTCAGGCGCTGGTGGCTGCTGCTGCTGCACAAACTGTGCGGCTTGCTGCTGGGCCAAGAGTGCCTGCTGACGCATTGCTTCACGATCAATACTTTGGGCCGCATCAATTTCGGCTGTACTGATCTGTGATTTGTACTTTAACTCAATTTCATACTTTTTGAGATACATATCCTGAGCCATCTTGTCGCGGTTTAAATCATCATCCATGATCATTTGCTGGCGCTTTAGTTCCAGCTCTGCCGCTTTCTTTTGGATGTCGGCCTTGATCGACTCGGCCTGCACCTGGGCCAGCACCTCTTCGGGGCTTGGCTTTTGTTGTGGCGCTGGTGGCACATAGTCGGCAGGGATATTCTGGAAAAAGCTGGTTGCGTCTTTAAAGCCAGATAGCTCTACGATTTTTCGCAGGGTATTACTAAACTGCTGGGGCGTGACCAATGGGTTTGTTGGGCCAAGCTGCTGCAAGATTTGCTCTTGCTTGGCCATGATCATCATCAGCGCTTGGAGCTTCTCATTGGTGTCGCCATTGCCCAAGGCAATATTGATGTTGGCATCCATGCTGGTGTCCCAGAATCTTGGATCAATTTGCACCCACTCATTGCGCATTCGCACCATACGGGCTTTGTCCTGGTGCGTTGTGGCCAAGAACAAAATGCCCTTGAATAGTTTTTTCATGCCTTCGGCCAGAATTCTGGCAGTCAATTCAATCCGGCCTTGGCTGGCGCTGATCGTTGCGTTGACAGCTGCTTTGGTGCTTGACTGCAATGCATCAGCGTTCAGACCCATGGCCGCCTTGCTCATGCCGGTGCGGTCTTCCTTGATCTGGTCCATGTATTCCATCATCGGGAATGCGGCCTGACCCACAAATGGAGTCGTTAATGGCTGGACCATGCCAGGCGCACGCATACGAATGATTGCGCCTGTCTCGTTGTTCAAAACATCATCAATGTTGACTTGGCCTTCGACCACTGCCGTGCGCGGATGGATCGACTGGGCCAGACTGTCCAATGTGTTTCTGAGTATTTCCGACTTGATCTCTTGCAAGTCGCGGGTGATGTCAAAAATCGACATGGCCTCAAGTGGGCTTGTGTGCGGCTCTGGATCGCAGGGGAAGTCAGCAAATGGAATGTAGCTGGCCGGTAGATTGCGCACCACCTTATAGCCGCCACCCATGCAGCAGACTTTTCTCAGTTCTGCAATGCCATCACCATCAAAGTCCACACGGGAATAAGCCTCGATGTAAAGCACTCTGCGCATCATCGGGTTGGCAGCGTCATTTGTGCCAAACGTGGTGGACAGTGGCTGACGCGCCAAATACTCGTCATTGCTATCTAAGTCAGTTGAAGACATATTCTCTTCAATCTCATCCTGGTCATAACCCATGGCCAACAAATCAGCCATGGTGGCCATTTGCCTGTGGGCAATGATGGTCGCGTCATCAAACGATCTGGCGCGTCTGTCCAGTAGCAATTCTTCGGGTGGCACGGCCATGATCCTGATCCGGCCATCCTTTGTGATCCGCTTGATCTGCACATCATGGATCATGGGTGCAGGCATCACCATTGGCTGGCCAGTTGTTGGATCGACAGTCGTCAGTTGCGCTTCATCAATGGCAGGGTCTGGATAAGACGTAATGATCTTGACCTCGCCACCAGGCTCTTGCATCAGCATCTCTAGCGTCTGGTCGTCTAGGCCGGTGTACTCTTCAATCCGGACCTTCTCTTCATCTTCCCACCAGAATTTGGCAATGCCGCATTTCCTGACCAGTGCATCCTTAAAAATCGCATAGCTCGTCAAAAACCCGTTGTTGTCGTTTTGGAATACATAGTTTGCGTAGTCGGTCGCCTGCTGCGCCATCTTCACATCTTCTGGGCCACGGGGTGCAAACTCGACCACATTCTCAGAATTAAAGAAAACCCGCATCAGGCTTGGCAGCATGGCCGAGACAGTGTCCCGCACCTCCATGGCCACCACCTTGCTGTTGCCTTCGACCTCATTGCCGAATAAATCACCGCGATAGTATTCAGTCCCCTTGGCGCGTGTGGGGGACAGATCACTGTCCACATAGCTGATGGCATCGGTCAGGTCTTGCGTGACGATGCTTTGCAGCTCTGCATCATCCATTGGCTCGGTGGCTGCAATGTCGGTGGATAAATTTTCGGTGATGTTTTCAATCATGGCTTGACCTTTGTTAGAACCACATACATGGAGTCCACAGCCCTTGGCGTGCGGATAATTTCGTCTTGTGGCAATTCTAGTGCTTCTCCCACCTTTGAGAGCCTCATTTCCAGCGTTGTCAACTCAAACCGATCTGGCCACCCCAAGTACCAGTGCCAATCGGTGTAATAGCGCCAAGAATTCTCATTGAATGCCCTGACATGGGTCGGGTCTTGCCAAGCGCCAAGACTCAGGTCATACGGCACATGAATCCGCATCTCACCGCCCACCTTCAGCAGCTCCTTGCAGTTGGTCATGGCATCGACTAGATTTGGGATGTGTTCCAGCACATCATTGGCCACAATAACCTCAAACATACCTGGCACGATCTCAAGTTGGCCAAATCGCGTCTTTAGCGTGTCTCCCCACTTGACCTTGCTGATATCGACCAGCCAGTCAGGATTCTTGCTGGCTTGAATATCTGCATTGAGATACTCAGGATTCCAGTCTTTGCCAGAACCTAGATTAAGAATCAAACCAGGCACTCGCATATTCTGGCCGATTCTCTTTGAGCCATGGCAGCGCATCCTCATGGAGCTTCTGCGCGTCAAAGCCAATGGTGTTTGAGCCAATGTGGTGGACATAGCTTGCACTCACATAGTGGCCATAGCCTTTTCTCACCAAGTCCATACAATGCACATCGTCACTGTACCAATTCAGAGGGGGAAACTTTGCCTCTTCAAATGCATCACTTGATATCCATGCAAAGATTGGGCTAACCTCTTGGACCAGTTTGATGTGGGCCTCAGACGGGAATTTGTAAAAATTCAGCTTCTCCGGCTGCTCAGTAATCCGCACATTCTGACAAGGTCTGGCCGCATCGCACCTGGCGGCCACCCACCCAGCTTTGTAGCTGTTCATGGTCCTGACAATGGCCACATCTTCCATCAGCACCTTCACACTGGTAGGTGTCAGCACTATATCGTCATTGGCCACAATGCACGATGACCAGTCTTTGAGGGCTGCCTCAATGATCTCGTTGTAGTCCTCGCCAAAGTTCCTTGGCTGGCCATAAATCTTGAAGTCGGCTTGGTAATTGTCAATCACCGACTGTGGGCCTCTGAGATAGACCGGACACTCTGGCGCGTATTGCTTGATCGATTCAAGCAGCACCGACAGACCATGGCCCTTGACAGTGGCAATGACAATTGGACAGATCATTTCTTCGCCTTGTTTCTCGCAGATATTGCAGCCGCCTTGGCTTTCGCATCGGCCTTGGAGCTTGCGCCCCATGCCTTCAGACTCAGCAGCAGCCGTGTTGGCTCACCGCCCTTCATCTCAGGCCCAGGCATATTGCCCATTCGCGCCAAGAATGATGCGCGTCTTGGGTTGTCGCCTGCCTTGACTGGCGCTTTAAGGTCCATGCCTTGCGCCTTCGCGCTGGCACGGCCCTTGGCATTTAAGCCGCCAGATGGGCTTTTGCCCTCTTTACGCTGCCAAGCTGGTGTCTTCATTTCTTTTTTACTGGCTTGGCGGTTTTAGCCGCAGCTTTAAAGTCAGCAGCGCTTGGCGCACCCTTTGCCCCAGGCTTGCGCATCTTCTCTTTGCTGCCAGCAGCAATTCTTTCGCGTTTTGCATGAATGTTTGCATATAGACCTTTCAATCTTCTTCTCCTTCGCTTTCCATATCTTCGCCCTCTTGCTCGCCCGTGTTCGGGCCACCAACCACCCAGGCATCGCACGTTCTGCTGGCTGCACACTTGAAGTCGAAAATCTCGCAATAGCCAAGGTCGGCCAGCTTGATCGTTCCCCATGGGTCTGCTTCCATGCCAATACCCTCTGCAATGCACTGCTTGATGTTGTCAGACACATTGAATGCCGCGCAGTTGCCGCATAGAGACTGCTTTGCGTCTTCGGTTGAGACATCCCACTGGTCAGCCTTCTTGCGCCAAAAAGCCTCATTGGGCAGATTGGGATTCTCAGGACCATAGGCCGCGCTGGTGATTGCCTTGGCTCGGTTTTTTAGGTTGAGGGTAATGTCTTGCGTGGGCATGGGGCAGTTCTCGCCTGCGCTCATGTCCTCGCCAGGCTCTTTGTCCATGACCTGGCTCATGGTGCGTTTTAAAGTAGCCATTATTTTTTCGCTTTCTTTTGTTTAACGCCAGCCGAGCTTAAAGCAATGGCCAGTCCCTGCGCTTTACTTTTAACGATTGGACCACCCTTGCCAGAATGTAGTTTTCCGGCTTGAAATTCTTTGTAAACCTTAGAGATTTTTTTCTCTGTCTTGGTTTTTTGCATGGCCATCCCTTTCATGGTTAGTGGATTTCGTAATTATGCAACCCGCGACAAGTTTCTGCGCAATGGCTGACTCCACTTGCTACTTGATGCACTGCCGTACATTCCCGCCACCGCATCACTGGCAAATGTCAGGACAAAGGCATCGGCCTTGTCAGGGCTTGGCAGGCCGCGCCTCTTGATCTCGTCTTTACCCTCAATGGCGATCTTGCCGTTTGAAGTGAATGAGTACCGCACTGTGGCCAGCTCGGCAATCAGCACATCATCCTTTGGCATCTTGCAGTCCCGTGCTTCGAGCCAAGCCCTTGCCCTGTACCAAAGCTCTGCCTTCAAGTTCCTGTAAGTTCCGCCCATGGCTGGGGACTCGGACACGTTGATGCCTCTGGCCGGCAGGCCCAGTTCTCTCAACCGGTCCACCACCCCAGCGCCTAAACCGATACTATCCACCAGTATCTCTTTGGGCTGCTGGCTCGGTGGCAGCGCCTGGTACTCGGCCACCACCGCGCCAGTCAATTGCATCAGGTCCAAATTCTTCCAAGTCCGTATCGCTTCAGTCACCGCATTGCCTTGGCGCTTACATAGGGCTGACCGGTCACTGCCAAACCTTGCCACATCCAAGCCCCAGATCATGGGCGCATACTCACTTGGCGCCACATCCCGATTCAATGCACTTTCCAATAGGTCCATGGCAATGACAGTGTCATCATCCCCTTTGGGAAACTCACCCACCACCCTGATGCGGTAGACGTTGCTGTCTTCCCCATAGCGCATGGCCATCTCATCAATGTACTCTTTGGAGACCCTTGGACTGTCCATGCAAGAGACTTGAAACGTGGTCCACTCATCTGCCAGGCGCGTATGGGTATCGTAGAAAAATCCGCTACTTCTCACCGGATTGCCCAGCAATAGCGTCACCGCATTGTGGCCAGACATCGATCCAGCCGCTGCCTCGAACACCTGCTCTGGCACACCAGAAGCCTCATCAGCCACCAGCATCACGTTCTCTGAGTGAATCCCCTGCAAAGCCTCTGGCTGCTCTGCCCTAGATGTCCTTGCCGAGATAAACATCTCAGTGGGTGCGGCATTGAATTCAATCCTCTCTTGCTTGACAGTCAAGAGCTGCTGCAAGGGCAATGGCATTGAGTTGATCCACCTCTTTAGCTCTGCAAACATCGCGTCATAAAGCTGGCTGCTCGTTGGTGCAGTCACCACCACCTTGACAGGACTCCTGGTCATAAAGTACCAGAGCATGGCCCAGCTGCTTGCCGTACTCTTTCCCACCCCGTGGCCACTCCTGACACTTATCTTCCTATCACCCCGTGCAATAGCCTTCAAAAACTCAATCTGCCACACATCAGGATCAACCCCCAACACCTCTTGAACAAACAAGACAGGATCAGGCTGATACCGGTCCACCCACTGACTGAAGACATTTTCTTTCATGGGTGAATAGTCTCATAGATGGCCCATGCACCAGGACTCATCACAAACTTATACGCATCCAGCTCATCAGTCCTGACCAGTATCAGCAAATGCAGCGTCATCGCATAATCATATTGACCATCTTGAACCGCCTGCATCATCTTCACCCTCAAGTCCACCAGCACCACCTCAAGGTGCAGCGCTGTCAATAAATCAGTCATTTCATCCTCGCTTGCTTTAAGTTCCTGCCCGTCTCCCGATCGGTCCAGCATGATGCACATATCCACCTAGATTGATTCATCTGCACCCCACCCTCTGGCGGCTTCATCTCTTCACACTTATTGCACAGCTTGAGCTTGTGGCCATGCACGTTGCCATTGAGCCTGATGTGGTTATTTACAAAATTACTCTTCATGTTCTCGCTGGACAAGTTCTGCCCTGATTGCAATTTCCATGGCATGGTGGACATTTCTTATCAATGAAATCATGTTCATTCACCCATGTCCTCAGTACCAGCCCACAGGCCGGACCAGGTGGCTGCTCTTTTGGTTTGTCTAAATACCTATAAACTGCCCAAGCAATAATAAGTACATTCACGGCAATGATTAAATAGACAATAATCACTGTATTCTCTTAATTTCATTATTTGGGTGGATTAACCACTTATCACCCAAATACCTTAATGCTTTAATATATTGTTTCTGATTATGCCTATTAGTGCTTCTAGGCACATAATCAACATTAAATAACTGCCTGACTTTAGTTAATAAGGTGATATTCATATTATCCCCACAATCTTGTTAACCTCAACCCATGTGTGCCACACAATCGTACTGTCTGGCTTGCCCAAGGCGCAGAAGACTTTATTGTCCTTGGTCTCATCAGTGTCTAAGACGATCCACTCCTGGTCATCAATTGTGACTGTCGCTTGCTTCGTTTGCATAGGGTTTTAGTGTTGAGTTGGTGGAGATTGAATTGTGATCGGTTTTTGCGCTTTATGTCAACTACCTCAAAATTTTTTTAGAAAAATTTTTTTTGTAGGTGTTTAGTGCCGCCACAGTCGCCCCCGCCAATCCGGCCAAGGGGGGGGTCTCGGCCACCGACCGCCAGCCGGCCACCGCTGGGTTATCCACGGATTTTGGCCAACCTTATCCACAGATTCCTGTGCATAACTAGGCTTGTAATACTTTGATGCACTTAATTCTGTGGATATCTACTTATCCACTTAACATAATGGTCATTGTATTAAGTGACTGAATCATTTGGTATTCATATCTGTCAAAGTGTCTACCGATACGATGCTGCGCTTGCGCAGGGCATCGAGCGCCATGCTTCCAAGGTCGATGTTGACCAGGGGCTGCTGCTTGTCTCCGTACTCATCTGGCGCTTGCTTAGAGGCCAGCCAGCGCCTTGTGTCCACTCTCAGCTTGGCCACTTGCGCGTCTTGAGGCGTGGCAGCGTCTGCAATTTCAATGGTTTCCTCTGCTAAACTTCGGCCACCACGCGCCCGCGCACGCGCAAGGGCGGAAGCCCTCGCCTCGCCTCCTCTGTCGATCCAGTCATAAAAGCCTGTATGACTCACACCCAACGACCGAGCCAAGCTGAGAATGGTTTCTCCTTGTGAGAGTCTGTCTAGCATGGCAATTTCGCCACCGGCAGCGTGAATCTTCTTGTTGACATCGGTGGCCTCTTTGCGTGCAAGAGCTGCTTGTTCTTTGAGTCCCATCTGTCTGGCGGCAATGTTGTCTGCCAGCTCACTCATGGTTTGTGCTTTGGCCATTCAAGTATTCCTCAATTGTTTTGATTGCATCGGCTGCTGATCTGGCGACCACTGACCGATATCCTTTTGCGTTTAACTGCAAACCTACTACGCTTTGCTTGGCTGAGACCACACCGGCCTTGGTCTTCATCTCCACAAATAACGCATGAAACCCGTTTTTAGGCTCTAAGACGCATAAATCCGGCATCCCTGCTAAAACCCCTTCAGAATGCAATCTGACGCGCTCTAAAGGGCTTCTATCGCCTCCGTTGGGTATTGCTGCAATGATGATGTCTGGATAAAACGCTCTGAAGTGCTGGACCACTTTGACTTGGTCAATGTGTTCAATGCTTTTTCTTTTGCGCTTTAAGTCAACCACCATGCTTCGGATTCTACTGCCGAGGCTTTGGTCTGGAACAAATGGCATCGGTGTTTGATGTCGGTCGGGAATGCAGCCAGTCCCGTTTGGCTGCACTGGTGTTCGGTCCATGTGATGGTTGCCCATCCATTCCTAATCTTTGCCTGGTCAAACATCCACTGAAGTGGTTTTGCGTTGACCTTTCTGTGCCTTTCCATCTGCTCGGCTGGCATGGACTGTCGCTGCTCCACTTCTACCGCCTTACTGCACTGATGGCAGAAAACGCGCTCATCTTCCACGAATTTCTCTAATTGTGGATAACCTGTGGATAACTGCTCAACTTGTTGGACCATCGTTTCTCTCCAAAAACAGTAAAAAGTAAACCGGTATGGACAAAGGAAATCTACCGCTTTACCGCTTTACTTTTCACCATCCCAAAACTGACCAGATTGGCCTGTGGATAAGTGGGTCTAAAGACCCCCACTTATACCAACAGACCTGCCTTTATCTAAACCGGTATACCGGTTTACTACCGGTTTACTACCGGTTTACCGGTTTACTTTATTTGAACCCATCCAGAGCTTGACTGGTCCAATGCAAAGCGCTGGAAAATGGCGCTGCTGACAGCCCGTCTTGCATAGCTTTGGTCAGATGCTGGCACGGCCTGATAGATATCAGCCCACTCCAGCTGATGCATTGTTGCCATCTCCTTTGGCACTGATGGCCGCCCTGACCCTCTGCGCATGATGACCGCGCCTTTGGCGTTGATGATGGACTGGACAAAGTTGCAGGCCGCATCACACGCATCTTGTATTTGTTGCTGTCTTTTATCGTTCTGCCGGTCGTTGGCTGCCTGCCTTCGGTCTTCTTCCGAGGACATGGCTGGAACGACAAGCAGCACCATCTGCTCTTGGATATCCCCATCTTCATCAAGGACAGTGTCAGCAAAGACATCTGATTGAAACTTGATTTCTCTGAAGTTGGGCTGGTAGCGGGTTTTGACCAGGCGCATATAACGGGTCTTGGTCTCGTCTTCAAACAGAACACCGGTCAATGTGGCATCACCGGTGAATGCGCTTGCTCCACGGGCTGTGGCATCTGAGTCTGACTTGCTGATGGTCTTGTTGGTGTGTGTGATGATGCAGACTGGCGTGTCCAGTTGGATGTAGATGGTCTGCTTTAAGGCTGCAATATATGCACCAACTTCGGAGTTGTCATTCTCATTGTCAATATCCATTGTGGCATTGGCGGTGTCTAGAACCAATAATGGTCTTACATTATCAATCGTGTGATTTATTACATTATGCGCAAGCATGAGTAAATCCTTCACATTAGATCGCTTGGCATCGATTATCACAAACCAATCTGATAATGATTGAGCATTTATGCCGTAATGTCTTGAGTATCCAGTTAATGTCCTTTCAACCTGGTCCGAGTCTTCAGTGACAATAATTGTTTTGCGTTTTTTGGTGGCAGTGAGTTCACAGTCCTTGGCCTGCAAGCCTGCCATGACCATGCACAGACTGATGACCGCAGTGGTCTTGCCAATGCCAGGCTGACCGGCCAGCACCATGAAACTGTGCGCCCAGAAACCTTTGACCATGTAACGGATGGGTTTGATCTGGCCAATGGTCAATGTGCGCTCTGGCCAGCCTTTGGCCTGTTCTGCCTCTTCCACGGCCACTGGTGCATCCCCTTTGGCCTGACTGATCACTGCTGCAAAGTCTTCAACGGCTGACTTGCGCTCAGTCTGTTTGGTGGGCGCTTCCCACCCGCAATCTTTGGCGTACTTAAATAGAGTGCCAAGACCCACTCCCTTGCCCTGGTGAAAACTCTTCCAGTGGACTTCAATGTCTTTTGTACCGGCAAACTTCTGGCCAGCCATGGACCATGTCATCCATGGGCCAAGTCCTTGCTCCCCAAACTCTGTATGCAGCGCTTGGCCCAGCTCAATCCACTGCTCATAGTCGCAATCTGGGGAAATGTGGTGCAAAGCCTTGATGGCGCGATCAAGGTCGCTGTCATCCAGTCTTGAGCCTAATTGGGTGAAGTCAAATGATTGTGAGGGTGATGCTGATGGCTTTGGCTCTTGGAGCTGGTGCTGCTCGATGATGCCCCAGTCTTGGAGCAAGGCATAAAGGTCCACGGCCTCTTGGAATTCACCGACCACGGCATTGCCAGAAAGTAGCACCGACTTTCCAGCACTGTTTGGCAGGCCAAATACTTCAAGCTCTTGGCCGCCACCCAGTTTGTACTTGGGCAAGACTTGGTCAGCTTCTTTGGGTGGTGAGACCCATAAGAAGACATGACGGCCACGGCCTGAGACAGAGACCTCGGTCAGCATCTTGTTTTGTTTGACGTACTTGGCCATGCGCTGGATGGCCACATTGGTGGGTCCTGATGCGTGCTTCATATCGACATCAAGACAAACCAGATAGTTTCCTGATGCGGAAATGATGGGGCGCTGCTGCACTAGGCCAATGTACTGGCCATGAGGGCATGACTCCATGGCCCAGATGTCTTCAGCGTTGTATAGGTCTGTCGGGTCAGTATCCCGTGCAACACCTTGGCCAGATCGCTTGTAGGGGATTTTCTTACTGCCCTGTAGGGCAAAGGTGCAGAAGACTGCATCAGGCGCGACAGTGCCTATTTTGCAGGCGACAGACTGCGACTGACTGAATGTATCTGGCAGGGGTGTTTCAGTTATAGTGGGCACTGAAATTCCTTTAGTTAGGGGTTTCATTTGGATAGTTGCCATGAGATTGACTTTTGACCTGGTAGTGTTTACGCACTATCAGGTCTTTTCTTTTGGCAGGGATTGAATTCTATTCCTTGGCTTTCACAAGACTTGGTGCAGCGACCTTCTCACCGACAAGGTCTTCGCTCACTTCGACACCAAGTTTCAAGACAGCACTGGGGCTTTTGAGTTCCCACACCTTCAAGTTGTCTTTGAATGCTTCCATGACCAGCGCCTCATCTTTCCAAAATTTGGTCTTGCGGCCTGCCCGCATGGCCCAGCCAGTGATGGCTTTGCCTTCAATGATCTGAGCCTTGGCAGCGGCCTGCACGGCATCGGCCCATGCGGCCACCAGAGCAGCGTTGTCTAGCATCTCAGGGGTGACAGTCGTATCAGGCTTGAAATCGTTTCTGGCAGCGATCTGGACCTTCTCACGCATACTGGGGCAGATGGTCTTGGCCTTGCAATACCGGCAGGCATCTGGACTTGGGTTTGTTGGGGCATCTGAAGTCAGCGCCAACTCGGCAGCTTCTTTCAAGCGCCTTCCATGCAGCTCAAGTCGATTGCCAGACACTGTCCACTGACTGTGGCCAACTCGGGGCTGGTAGATGTGCATGGTGCAAATGATGCGCTCTGGCGCTTTGAGCTGGCGCATCGCACCAAGGGCATAGGTCAGCAGCTGCTTGTTGTCTTCGGCCTCTACGGCCACCCTGCCGGTCTTCAGATCAATGACATGAAGATGATCACCATCGACCAGGACTGCATCAGCAGTGCCACCCAGTGCTGGGTGCAGGGACTTGAGACCTTCGTCTAGGTTGACTTCGATGAGCTTCTTGCGCGGATTCTGGACCAGAGTGTTGACAAAATCTGCATAGCCTTGGGCCATTGCAATGTGGTCAGGATCAGTTCCGGCTGGTATCTCACCATTGCGCAGAATGATCTCAGACAGTTCATGGATCGCTGTGCCAATGGCAGCGGCTTCACCGGCTGCCTCGTAAGGCATGAGGGATTCAAGCCGGTATGAGCCTGGGCAAGACATGAAGCGATCTGTTCTGGATGCTGAGAGTCGGGCGTGTTTTCGGGTTTCATGTTGCATGGTTTCTCCTGGGTTAAATGATTTGGTTGACGATATTCAGTTTCTTCAAGACCTTAGCCAAGACTGTATGGTCCAAGCTGGCCTTGATGGTCAATATGTAAATGACGGGGGGAATGCCTGATTTGTTGATATTTTCAACACGGCTTGAGGCTTGCTCTAAGGCGCTTGTAGACCAAGTGCATTCGACAAAGACAATGGTGTCGGCAGCCGATAAGTCCACACCTTCAGACATACTTTGGATATTCCCGATGATGCACTTGGTCTGGCCAGACTGAAAGTCGGCAATGGCCTTGTCGCGCTTGGCCCTTGATGTATCACCCACCACGATCACGGGCTTGTGGACAAATAGCAGCTTCTCCAGCTCGGCCACCACATCCTTGTGGTGCGCAAAGACCACCACTGGCTCGTTGGATTGCAAGAGGTCATCGATGAATTCACTGGCGGCCTTGACCTTGCGCATACCGGCCTCGCGCATGATCTCGGCCAGACCCTCAAAGGCGAGCAAGGCATTGGGGTTTGCCACCAAGGCATCGGCATCAAAACTTTGCTCGCGTTTGTCGTTGGGTAGGTCAAACGTGATCAGGCTGACTTGTGGCTCTTTGTAGTCTTTGAAAATGTCTTCTTTTTTGCGTCTCAGGACATGGGGCAGCATGAGCGCCTTGAGTTCAACCAGGTTAGAAGCCCCACTTGTGTCCAAGCCCCATGGCGCGTTCCACATCTTGGCGTAGCGCACTGCAAAGTCAAACCAGCCACCTCTGTAGATGCCAAGGCCGTGCAGTATTGGCCACAGTTCAATGGGCCGATTTGGAATTGGCGTGCCACTGAGCGCATAGACACACTCAATCTTCTTCATGGCCAGCATGGCGGCCTTGGTCCTTTGGGCTTTTGGATTCTTAATCCTGTGGCACTCGTCTAGCACTAGCGTGTTATATCTGTCCACATTCGTTTGTGCATATTGCAAAACGTCATAGTTAATGATGGTCACATCAACTGAATTTACCTCTGACGCGCCCTTCTTTCCATTGACCACATGGACTGAGACGTTGGGCGCGAGCTTACTGAAAGCCGCCTCCCAGACTGTCTTGGCAATGGCGGGACAAACTATCAAGGCCGGTAGGTTTTCAAGTGCAGCAGCTGCTGTGGGTAGCGTCTTACCAACACGGGGCTGGTCGGCCAGTATGGCCCTGCGCCTGGACAGCAAGAAGAGCTTGGCCTCTTGCTGATGGGGGAATAGTTGCATTTCGCTGTTTCCGTTTCTGTCGTTTTAACTTGCAGGCATCTTAACTGAGATTTGTGCTAAAGTGCAATTTCTGTTTAATCGCAGAAACGTAAAAACCTCAAACCTTAAAAGGATCAAAAATGTCTACTCGCGTTGTAACCGGTAAAGTTCGCTTCTCTTATTTCTCAGCACTGACTGCTCGCAAGAATGAGATGAACGGCAAAGAAGAGTTCTCAACTCAGGTGCTTGTCCCAAAGACAGACACCGAGACTGTGAACCAATTGAAAGCGGCAGCCAAGGCCGCATTGACCGCCAAGTTTGGGGACAAGATTCCCAAAACTGTTCGCAATCCCTTGCGTGATGGCGACACTGAAATGAAATCCGATGGCTCACCTCTTGGCCCAGAGTACGCTGGCCATTATTTCTTTAACACCAAAAGCACCAACAAGCCTGGTGCAGTGGATGCCCATGGCCACGACATCATTGGCAGTGCTGACATAGTCTCTGGTGATTTTGGCCGTGTCAGTCTGAATGCCTATGCCTATGACCAGGCAGGGAATAAGGGTGTGTCGTATGGTTTGAACAACATCATGCTCTTGGCCAAGGGTGACTCGCTTGGTGGTGCAAAACCATCAGCGGCCAGTGACTTTGGCGTGGTGGCAGGCAGTAGCCCTGCGCCAGCTGCTGCTTCAGTCGCAGTGGACTGGTAATTGGTCGATCAGTTTTTCAAGCGCCAAGTGCAATTGATTGACTGATGTCCAGAGTGGCTCAACAGTCCCAGACAGCCACCGGCTCACCTGGGACTGCTGAATGCCAGCCTCATTGCACACGGCAGCCATGGTGATCTTGTGGGCCTTGGCATTTGCCTTGATATCGTGAATTGATTGCATCAGCGCATTCTAATTGCGCTTTATGTATAAAAACAACACATAAAAATAATTGTTTGCACATATTTCTTTTAGGGCATAATTCGTTACACCAGCACAAATTTAACTGGGTAACGAAATAAACGAAAGAAACAAAATGTCACGTCAAATGCATTTAAACAAAGGCGGTATTGGTTTTGCATCAAAAACCGCTTGTGGCCGCAATATGTTGCGCACTCCTATGAGTACCAATTGGGAAAACTTCAAGATGGAACCGCCTGCTTATCGCTGCATCAAATGTGTTTCAAGCAAACAATTTGAATTCAACACAAAAATGGATTCCCGCAAAACTGCATAAACCCACGGGGCTTCGGCCCCATTAACGAAAGAAACCGATGAAACCGCAAACCGAAACCCTCTTGGATTATTTGACCGCCATTGCCATTGGCGTTGGCATGGCTGCACTCTTGGTGGCATGGTGGTCAGCATGAAGACTGTAGACAAACCACCACTTTGCACGCTGGATGAAATTGCAGACTTCATTGGAGTTGGCCGCACAACCTTGCAACACCATTCGACTTGGGACAAGCAAAACTTCCCAAAGCCAAAGCTAATAACCGGCAAAACAAAGTATTACGATGAAGCTAAAGTTATTGCTTGGTATACAAAAAGGCAAGAAAAGCATCGCAAGCAAGTTTTGGCCGAGCGAAAAAGCCGAATGCCAATTAACAATGCTGAAGACTTAATTGCTTTTCGTATTTTTGAAACCAGAACAAATCTAAAACTTACCCGTAAAAAACTGGGTGAGATGATTGGTGTGACTGAATATGCAATTGCTCATTGGGAAACATTTTCAGACATAAAGACAAGAACCCAGCCCAAACTTGAGAATTTCATAAAGCTGGCTGAAGTTACTGGTGCTGATTTAAATTATTTGATGGCCAAAGATAAACCGGAATTGCTGACCATGACTTATTCACAACTACCTGTCTGCCCCAAGGGCCTCTATGAGTTTGCCTGCTCAGTAGAAGACGTTGATCTGGTCTGCTTCCTAGAATACAGCCCAGAAGAGAAAGGCTACAGAGACTCTTATGGCGCGCCCTATGAGCCTGATATTGAAGAGTGCATGACCCTCAATAACGCATACATCGCTGGCACTGATGTGGACATTGCCCACATGATTTTGCAGTCCATGGTGGACCACATTGAAGTGTCTGCGCTGGAGAAGTTTAAGGATAACGCACCATGAAGTTCGGCTCTGTTTGCTCTGGCATTGAGGCGGCCTCTGTGGCGTGGCATCCACTTGGATGGACAGCTGCATGGCTTTCTGAGATTGAGCCGTTTCCATGTGCCGTTTTGAAGCACCATTACCCTGATGTCCCCAACCACGGGGACATGACACTATTGCCAGAGAAGATTCTGTCTGGCCAAGTTGAAGCCCCAGACTTGTTCTGCGGTGGTACACCCTGCCAAGCCTTCTCTGTGGCTGGTCTTCGTAATTCTCTGGATGATGCCAGAGGCAATCTTTCACTCACATTTGTAGGTATCGCCAATGCAATTGACCATGTTCGATCTGTTCGAGGAGATG